CAATTCGCTAAATTTGAAAGTGAGACAGGCGGAAAGTTGAGACTACCTGCTAGAATGGTATTAAGTTAGATTGTTGTTGACTCCGTGGTTCCAATGCTGTATTAATATAGGTATAGAAACACACACACATCAAGGAACATACAAATGACTAAGAGCAAATTGATCGTAGGCAAAGTAGCATTCACCACCAACGGTTCAATGGGAACTGTTAAGAGTGTGCAAGGCAATGTTGTGACAGTAGAAACCCTTTTTGGTGAAACTCAGTTTGAATCCAATCAAGTTTACCACTCGAAAAAAGCAGCTTGGAACACACACCGCGAAGGTTGAAACAGATATAAGTACAACTGTTTTTCAGAAGTGCCACAGGCGTGAAGGTTTAAGACGGCCAAAGGGGGAAGGTGGACCAAACCAGAACCGAACGGCGCAGCACGACCAAGAAACGAAGTGGAAATCGGTCTCAAGCAGGCGAAACGTCGCTGGCTCTGTTCAACCGTGACAACGGCGAAGGTGCAGGACAAGCTGCACTACATGCGATTCTGTCTGAATAACAACAACAAAGGAATAAAAATAGGATATGTGCAAGTCGACATTGATCCAGAAAGTGTCATCGATGCAATGAACGCAGACAGCGAATTTGCAATGGAGATGTGGGTCGAGATTGCGGGGAAATTGGAGACGGGAATGTTGTTAGATAACGCATGTGATATTTTTGAAAACCATGAACGTAATGCAAGACACATCGCCGACATATTTGAGTCGTTTGCAGGATCACTGCGTTCACGGCACCTCAGTCTATGTAAATAACACACATTGAAGGAAAATCACATTATGGCAACATGTCTACACATATACGATTCTCAAGACGAAGATGGATGTTATCCTGTATCCGTCCATTCAGAACTTGTGCCGAGGGTAGGAGACGACTTTTACTTTTGGCTTGATTTGCCGCGTGTTTACCCTGAATACCTGCGGTCAATGGAGGCTCTCCAACCGCTGAGTGTTGAAGGGAAAGTATCGAAGGTGATGCTAGAATATCGAGTGATGCGTGGTTGGGGCGAATACACCCCTGACAAAATTGTCCAAAGCGTTGGCGTGTACTTGGATGATTACACTGTGAAATTGAATGAATAGCCAGAATCATTCGTAGAATGGTGGTGTGGTAGTTGACTTGCCACACATATAGACGTACATGATAACGAGTATGATACAATGAAGGAAACAAAAATATGTCTATCAATCCACTTGATGAAACTCTCGAAGACCTCAAAAACATCAAAGTAGTTTGTGACAAAGAAGGTAACTTAACAATTACTGGTGTACCATACGATGCCATGCGGTCCATTCTACAGCTTCACCGACATGACAACCCTTTTAATACAGTATACATAGATCCTGATTGGACCTATCAGGAGATTTCCAAAGCAAACGCTGTCGAAGACCAAGCTTGGCATTGGGCGACGAACGATCTGTGCGAAATTATAGATAGTCGGATCATTAAGGCGGGCAACGGATATGATGATGGAAAAGAGCGTTCCATTGCTTTAAGTCGTAGAATGCGCACAATGCCTGAACTTGAGCAGAAAGCGTGGTCGCACGATCCTAAGTGCAAACCCGTACCACGCGCGTCAAGAAGTGATGGATGTGTGTAAGAAAGCTACCAAGGCGTTTGAAGCTGAACTGTTTAAATTAATTCCAAAGGATGAACGATTCTAGAAATAAACATCAAATCTTTATAAGGAGAAAACATGAAGTTTTTTACGAAGTCAAAAGATGGAGGTCCGCAATCGCCTGTTGATGCGTATTTTCTATTTGAGATCAAATCACTATGTAGTGTTGCCCTTTTGAAGTTCAATCGAGGAAGTCGTGAAGCGTTTCACACTCATGCATTTGGTGCATTGACGTGGTTCATATGCGGCGACATGGTTGAAGAAAACATCGACAGGACCTCCAAAAGATACAAACGAGGTCTGTTTCCTAAGTCAACAACAAAATCTAAGAATCACCGAGTTGTTGCTTATAAAAACTCGTGGTGTTTTACCATTCGTGGGCCATGGAAGAAAACGTGGACAGAAGACCACGATGGCAAGACAACTACATTGACACACGGTAGGGTAATAGTTGAAGTAGACGATTGAGGTCCCTCAATCGTCTTAAACACGTTTCATTCACATTTGGAAAACCATAAATAGTCTTAAAAGAAGGGCTATTAAACATGATATGCGCATACACAAGAAGAATCTGGGTGGCAATTTCTGTTCTACTCAACGTGATTCTTGGCGGAAGTTCCAATCAAACCTTCAGTGCGAGGAATTACGGATGGAAGAAAGAACATAAGCCGAATATCGTATGGTTAATAGACTTTCTTTTTCGCGTATTACTCAAAGACTATGACCATTGCCTTCAAGCGTGGGTTTATTGGTACGTCAGAAAAAGCTCATATGAGGTAACATCTGAAGTTCACAAAACTCGTAATGATATGTTAAAAGGATTGAGAAAAATTGATAAAAATTTACGGTAACCAAACTTGCGCGTTTTGTCTACGTGCTAAGCGTCTTGCACAGTCCTACAATCTGAAATACGAGTGGATCGACACAGATGTTGACATGAATCACGATCAGTTGAAAAAGCTGCTTCCCAGTTTCAAAACAATTCCTCAAATTTGGTGGTATGATAAGCACCTAGGTGGGTACACTGAATTTGCTCGAGCTGTAGAGGAAACAATAGGTGGCTTTGGCGATGGAAAGCTGTAAGAGGTCTGAGTATGACACCGCAGAATCTTGAGAAAACACTCGTAATGGTCATGGTACGTGAAAAGTGCTCCTTAGTCGCAGCCCTCGAGATTGTGTTTGATCAGTATGACATCGACGGCGATGATGTTTATAATGTAGTGGATTTTCTTGAATATGGTCTTCCTGACTTAGATACAGTGTCGCACTTCATGAAAATCTGGACAGGAGAAGAGAGCGATCTCGTGCTAAAAACACAAAATAAAAATGCAAAATTGAGAGGAATTTAGATAATGGACCTACAACAACATTTAAGACGACAGATGGCCTTTAGTAAGGCCACCTTCGGACCAGGTGACCGCCTGAGTGGAGTAACGGATCACATGTCCAAAGAGCTAATCGAGGTCAAGGAAGCAGGAGATCCACGAGAGTGGGTAGATCTTGTGTTGCTTTCCCTTGATGGTTTGTGGCGAAGTCTCGCTTATGACGGTCAAGATCCTTACATTGCAACATATACGAGCGGAAGCAAAAAGGGATTGGAGAACAATTGGGACAACATACCAGAAATTATGACGATGTTGATTCAAGAAAAACAATCCAAGAATGAGCAACGTACATGGCCTGATTGGAGAGGTGCTGATCCCACAAAAGCAATTGAGCACGATCGATCAAACGAAAGCTAATTAGGTTAATAAATAAGCCTAAAAGGGGACGTTTATGATTCTTGCAGGCATCGATTACAGTATGACATCACCATCGATATGTGTTCACGATGGTGCAGAATGGTCCATTGATAACTGTACCTTCCATTACATTGTTCAAAGAGACAAACACCTTGTGGTAACAAAACAGTTGCGTGGAAGTCTATATCCTGAATGGTCTGAGCTTGAGCAAAGATTCGACAACTTAGCAAAGTGGTCACTTGGTGTTCTCCTTGAGCACCAAGTTTCTTCCGTGATGATAGAAGGTTATAGCTATGGAAGCAGCTCAAGTAGACTGTTCCAGATCGCAGAGAATGGAGGAACGCTAAAGCAGGCGATATGGAAAAGTAAGATTCCATTTGCAGTCACACCACCTACTGTAATTAAAAAATTGGCCACCTCTAAAGGGAATTCCAACAAAGAAAAAATGTGGAATTCCTTTATTGAGGAAACCTCCCTCAATCTGTTCAACATTCTCGGCCAACAAGAAAAAAAGAATTGGAATCCTGTATCAGACATGGTAGATGCATATTATTTGGCAAAGCACTGCTTCAACGAACAGCACCCTCTACCCTTATCTTAGAGCATAACTCTATTATCGTCTAAACGTAAATTAAGTCAACTGCAAAAATGTATAATCCCATTATTATTTGTGGTTGACAGCATCCCTTTTCTAAGGTATGTTTCTAGAGTAGATCAAATAGGATACACGTTATGCTGATGCTTGATATTGTACTGAATCACTTGAAAAGTCTTAACGACGTACAATTGGCTGATATGATTATTGCCCTTGATACAGATCCGACCCCTGTAGACATCAAAGACATCATATTGTCCAAAATTAACAGCCTCATCGATGATCATGTAAGCATCCGCGCACATCTGAACATGTAATCTAAATTTTATATTATGGAGGGCTACAATATGCTAATCAAACGTGTGAGTGTCATTACGGAAGTCGAACGTCAACGGGACATTCCTGTAGATCCTAATGATATGGTCTCGTGGGACCTTGGGATGGGTAGCATTGAAGAGTTGATGCCTTACCTGTCCGACAACGATCGAGACTTTATCCTGTCAGGAATTACTGCCACGGAATGGCAGGAGGCGTTTGCTGAGTTTGTTTGAGAATGTTTGAGAATGTTCACACGTATAAATATCAACAAATGAAATCTTCATGAAAAGAGGGAATGAATGTCAACGAAAAAAATGCTGTTTCTAGAGAATCCATACGATGTGGAGACGCTCCTAGAATGCATTAAGATTGCTACTGAACACAATCGAGAATTGGTATACATGGACAGATTGATAGGAATGTTAAGACTCGATCCTGAGGCTGATTTAATAAATCTAAACTACCGTATAATGCACGATTTATCACTATTGGAACTTGAACCCGTCAAATAAAGGAACACATCATGGGAAAGAAATCATCTGGGAAAAACTACACCTCAAAAGGTCAGCGCAATTGTGTATCGGCTTCTACTCGTCGACTGATGCGCGAAGATCTTTCGGGAGCTGAAAAGATGCTCAACAAGCAGGCGGCATGGCTCAATGGCGAGAATCCGTGGTTGACTATTACAAATCCTGACAAAACAGATACAAGTCGTCTGTTTATTCGTGTCCGGATGAACGACTTGAATCACGGCACAGCGAAAGATCGCACAAATAAAGTGTTTGTGATGAAGTAAGAAAATATTAACCTAGAATGGGTAGAGGTGAATACTCTACCCATTCTTTCATATCTGAAAGCTATTGTAATGCATGATCAAGACAGTAACATTGTAAAATTTCCTAATAGCAAGACTGCAAAGCCGTCCATACTTCAAACCGAAAAGGATATAGTAGATCAGATCATTGAATCGGAAACCCCCTTGGCTAAGGAAATTTCTGACGTACTCTCGAATTACATCTTTAATGAGATGCAGCGGACAGGTACAGATGTTGATACTATGATTGACGATGTGTATCCATCAATGACCCTTGTAATGGGAGCGTTGCAGTCTTTACAATTGAAATTAATGAACATTCATCATTCACACCAAGACTATGCTGATGAAATTTATGGCGGTTCGGACGTTGACCTCCACGCGATTATAGCAGATGCTCAATCATTCGATGAAAATGATAATGGAGAAGAATAAGTGCCAATACTAATGGACTACAGTCAGGTGATAATCGCAACGTTGTTTGCCAGCATCGGCAATCACACGAACGTGGAAATATCTGAAGATCTGATTCGACACATGTTCCTCGTGTCGCTACGCCACAACAGAATGAAGTTTGCTCAAACGTATGGCGAGTTGGTAATCTGTTGTGATGGCAATCATTCGTGGCGTCGCGAACTGTTTCCATACTATAAGGCGTCACGTAGATCTGATCGTGAGAAATCTGAACTAAACTGGAGTGAACTGTTTGGAATCATAAACAATGTCAGAGAAGAATTGTCTGAACACTTTCCATACAAGGTCATTAACGTTGATCAATGTGAAGCGGACGACATCATCGGCGTAGTCTGCCACGAAAACGGCACACAGTTAAACAACGGCAGTGAAAAGTATCTGATCCTTTCAGGGGACAAAGACTATATCCAGTTGCAAAAATATGCTAACATCGATCAGTATGATCCCACACGAAAAAAATTCATTCGCCACGACAATCCTGACCAATACCTCTTTGAGCACATTCTCAAAGGAGATAGAGGTGATGGTGTTCCAAATGCATTATCACCCGACAACTGTCTGGTAATTGGTCAACGTCAAAAACCAATGTCTGCTAAAAAGCTTGATCTGTTTTCAAAATCGCGTGACAACATGGACGAGGAGACACAAGGACGTTTTGATCGGAACAAGCGGTTGATCGATCTTGGTGAAACCCCTGAGAATTTTCGTCAAGAGATTATCACAGCGTACAATAAAGAAAAAACTATCGGACGCTCTAAGCTCTTCAACTACTTCATTCAGAAGCAACTCAAACACCTCATGACAGACATACAGGACTATTAACATGCTACTATCACTATCAGAAATTGTAAACAAAACAATTAAACTCCCTACCAAACAGGAAAAAATTGACTGGCTTCAGTCGAATAAAAGTGTTCCACTGTTGACTGTGCTCAACATCATGTATAATAAAGATGTACAGATGTTGATTCCTGATTCTGCGCCACCGTGGAAGAAGAATGGTTATATTGGTGTAGAAGGGATGCTATACAAAGAGACACGTCGCCTTAAAATCTTTGTTGAAGGCGGCGGATATGACAACCTACAACAGACGAAGAGAGAACAATTGTTTATTTCCCTACTCGAAGATGTGGACGACAAGGACGCAGAGCTTCTATGTCAAATGATTGCACAGAAGCCACTAAAGGGCATGTCGCGTGCTGTTGTAGCCAAGGCATTCCCTGAATTGAACTTAAAATCTGAAGCCAAAGAGGACCTATAAGATGGCAAAATCATTCCGCAAATTCCACGAAGATTCATACGGTGATTGGGACGATCAAGATGACGACAGCGTCCGCGAAAAGCACAAAAAAATGGAATCGAGACGCGATCGACGACGGAAGAAGTTGAGCGAACAACAATCTGTAAACGACACTGATGACGAGTGAACGAATCGTCCTTGTGGATGTTGACGGTGTTCTTTTAAACTGGATCGTATCTTTCGAACGATGGATGCGATCCCAAAACTACAAAAAGAAAAACCATTCTATGTACAGGATCGAAGACGTATATGGTATTACATCCTCCAATGCACACAAAGAGATTGTCAGTTTCAACAACAGTAAATACATTGGATTGCTTCCTGCTTTCAGAGATGCTAGAAAATACGTAAGAAAACTTCATACGGAGCATGGATACGTCTTTCACTGTGTAACTGCTATTCCTGATTCAAATCACATTAAAAAAATGCGACGCCAAAACATTGAGGGAATATTCGGCTCGAGCGCAATTAAGAAAATCGATTGTGTTACAAAGAGTGCTAACAAAGAGGCGATACTTGCACAATATGCAGGATCAGGTGCTCCATGGGTTGAAGATTTATACTCTAATGTCCTCATGGGCCGGAAAGTTGGTCTCACACCTTATATAATGGATCATTGGTACAACCGCCAATCTGAAGAAGAAAAAGACATCGTTCGTGTAAAAAACTGGGCTAATATGTACGAGCGCATTGTTAGTACACATAAATAGATTTGTAAAGATCTGTTGTAATGAAACACAATTGAGCGGTTCTTTTACAGAACCGCTTTTCGCTTTTTGGGGGGCAAATGCCAATATATAGTATTATGAATAAAGAAACTGATGATGTTTTTGAAGTAAACATCAAGTTTGCAGAACTGGACAAGTATTTGTCCGACAACCCCACATACAAACAAGTATTTACAAAATTCCCAAGCTTCGGCGATCCTG